CTGGTATGTGGACGAGAGCGGGCTAGCATTCCGTAACGCGGAACCCTACGCTGCTATCGGATCCGGAAAGCAGGTAGCGCTCGCTGCGCTTGACTGCCTCCGCATGGTTCCCGGGCTCACGCCTCGCCAGCGCATCACACGCGCGCTCGAGGTCGCAGCGAAACGCACGGCACACGTGCGGCCTCCGTGGTACTGGGGGCAGGTATGATCTGGCTTGTCTACGTTGCGGCGCCGTACCGCTCACCCACAGCTCTAGGGGTGCTCGCCAACGTCGCCTGGGCAACAGGCGTGTCGCACGACATCATGCGGCGGTGCCCCGATGCTCTCGCGGTCGTGCCCCAGCTAAATAGCGCGTTCTGCGATGAGCTCAGGCCGGAAGCGTGGTGGCTGGACGCCACGCTGGAGCTCATGCGGCGGTGCGATGCCGTCCTTGTCGGCGGGGCCGAGACGGAGGGCGTGCGAGGAGAGATTGCGGAGGCCCAGCGGTTGGGCATTCCTGTTTTTGGGTCCCTTGACGAGCTGGCGGAATGGTCAGCCAAACACTGGGAGAAGCGATGAGAGACGCGAATCAGGTGGTGCTGTGTGGGAACGTGGCGGCAGATGCCGGCTCGACAACGACCCGGAGCGGGAAGGAAGTCGTGAACTTCACGATGGCAACCAACCGGTCCTACAAGGTGGGGGAGGAGTGGAAGACCGAAGTCTCGTGGCATCGGGTGACCCACTGGCCCCGCCAGGGGGAGGGGGTTTCCCTGCGGAAAGGGGAACGGGTGGTGGTCCTGGGGCGCATCCAGAGCCGCACTTACGAAAAGGACGGCGAGAAGCGAACGGCTGTTGACATTGTTGCGGAAAGCGTGATACAATGCTTGGGTAAGGCTCGAGAAACCCGCAACGACGACACCGGCGAGGTTCCCTTCAGCGAAGACATGTTCTGATTTCCGGCGCAGCCCCCGGGGGCGAGAAGCCCCAACATCCTACCTTCCGTTTCCGCTCGGCCCCCGGGGGCAGGCGCTTTCGTTGGCCATGAAAACAGCAAAGCTCAGGGTTCGGTATCCAGTAACGCTGGACGAGATTCTTTCGTTCGTTGCCAAGACGTGCTCGGTCTCCAAGGAGGAGCTGGTGGGGAGGGGGCGCGCGTTTGCGCCTGCCCGGCGCCTGGCGGCGCTGGTGGCAAGCCGCTACTACCCCAACGTCACCGTGGCGGAGCGCATGGGGCATGACCAGCCCGTGATTTGCCGGTGGGTCAAGCGGGCGGAGAAGGAGATCGAGACCGACGAGGTTGCCCGACTCATCTTCGACGAGGCGATCCAGTGGATCGAGACCCGGGAGAAGCAGATCGGCAGCGCGGTGCGCAACCTGGTGGTGACGGCCCGGCGCGGAGAGGTTCTGATCCCGGTGGACGGCGTGGCATGTCAAAGAAGCGAGAGCTCCGATACCTGACATGGGGGTGCGATGGGGAAGTCCTGCACGGTGCCCGCTGGAAACTGCTTGGCCCCACGGGGGCGGTACTGGCCTACTTCAAGAACCTCAGGAACGACCAGCCCTTTCGGCTGGTGCTGATGCTCAAGGGGTCTCTGCACCGCATGGGACCGCTGGAGCAGGTTGATCGGGAGGCTCTTCGGGGTCATCCGGTAGGGGTTCTGATGGGGCAGGGACCCTGCCCGGTTTCAGAAGCCAACGATCCGTGTCTTGCCGAGCTCGCGCGGCAGAGGCGAGCAGTCTTTTCGGCCTGGAAGGACGATCCGGAGCCTTCCTTGCGAGATGCTGAATATCCAGTGCTCGACCTTCCCTGAAATTCGAGAGGCGCATCAAGGCCACGGCAACCATGATTTTCCTGGCCTGTTCTGCCGTGTAGGCGCGGATCTTGTGGTTGAAGGTGCGGAAACCGATAGCCTTGCAGGCGAAGTCAATCACGAAGACCGGAAAACCTAGCGTTTTCGCGATTTCCAAGGAGGTAAACTTGAGGGATTTGATGGAAAAATCCGATGTGTTCGTGGACCAGTGCGAGCAAGGCGAGGTTCGCGCGGTGGCCTTGAAGCGGGGCTTGCGCCTACCGCCGGCCGACTGGTGGGCGGCGGCAAGCGTTGGCGGGGCCGCCGAGCCCCCGGCGGCGTTCGTGGGGGTGCTCAAGTCGACTCGTGGGGTCGGCGTGGTCGGCGAGGTGTTGACGCACCCCGAGTCTTCGCTGAAGAGCCGTTTTCTAGGGGCTCTGGCTTTGGCCGAGTTCCTTGCCTTGGTGGTCTCCAGGGTCAACGGGCCGGTGGTCATCTTGGGCGGTGGGTGGTGGCAGCGGCACTGGGGGTTCATTGCTGAGAAGGCGGGGATGCCACGTTTCAGGGTTGGTGGAGCACTTCTGGTCCAGGGAGGCACAAATGTTAGGCTTATGTCTTGACAATACCATGACCTGCGCTGTAATGCTGTGGTCGTGGATGATGTTCGCGTCCTTGTTCCTCGTTCGGCCAACCACGTCTCGGTTGTGTCGGGAGGGGATCTTGTGACCTATGAGTGCAGCGACACGGGCTGGCGAGAGGTTTTCCGAGTTTCGCTCGGCCCTGGCAGCCGAGGGAAGCGTGGTGTTCGCGCTCCGGGTGCCGGTTCGGTTTCCAAGCCTCAACGAGCTACTGGCGGCGGCCGGTAAGCGGCACGGCCGATGGTCGGCCTATGCCGAAATGAAGCGGAACACGGAGGCGGCAGTAGTACTGTGCTTGAGAACGGCAAGGATTGCGCCGGTGAAGGTGCCGGTGGTGATGCACTACCTGCTGGTGGAGGAGAACCGGAGGCGGGACCCGTCAAACGTGGCAAGCGTGGTGGTAAAGGTGGTGGAGGACGCCCTGCAAAGGGCGGGGGTGCTCGAAAACGACGGGTGGAAGCAGATCCTGGGGATCCGGTTGTCGTGGGAGAAGGGGGAGCGAAGCGAGGTTCTGGTGGGGGCAACACGAGGAAGTGGAGTCTGAAAGATGCGATTTTACGAGGCCCAACGGATGATGGAGTTCGACGGGGGGGTAATGTCGGTCCCCCTCGGCCTGTTCAAGGACAAGGAGCAGGCAGCCAAGGTGGCTTTGCAGGACTCGGAACTGCTACGGTTGCTTCTGTCGCAGCGGATTTCGATCGGCTCGTCCGAGTCGTGCGGGCAGGTGGCGGAATTGCTACGGGTGAAGAGCTGCGGATACAGGGTCCTGGAGAGGGAAGTACAGGACTCGCTGATCAGTCTAGCGGCCAGCTTGCCCAGGTTGCCCCCCCAGTAGACCGCCTGAAGGCGCTCGAAGATGAGCTCTACGAGGAAAGCATCAACGTGGCCCTGTACGCGATGCGGTTCTACGAGGTTGAGGGCGAGGCGCCGCCGCCGACCTGGGTTGCGCGCCACGGTGCGCACCGGGCCAAGCAGCTCTACCGCATCGCCCAGGCCGGGCTGATGGGAGCGAAGGAAGCTCCTGCGGCGCTTCGTGCCGCCTCGGCGGTGGTGCTAGGGCTCGCCAAGATTCGCGCGGCGCAACGTGACCGGCCGGGCAACCAGATCAACGTGGCCCTGGTCCAGCTCTCGCGGCCCCTGCCGCAGTATCCCGAGGTGATCGTGGAGGAAGAGGCGAAATGAAAGACCCGCTGCTTGACTCCCTGGATAACCTCAGCCAGCTGTGCGAGGACTGCTACAGCTCCGATAACCACTCCAGCGGTAACTGGTGGGTGAGGCTCGTGGGTGACCACCTGTTCGGTGCGCTGAAGACCCTGGATTACCTTACCGTGATTGCGGTGGCCGAGGCTATCAACGCCCACGCCGAGCGGAAGCGCAAAGAGTTCAAGGAGGCACCATGAACCCGCTGTTCGATGCTCTGGACGAGGTCTACAAGCTGGTCCTTGATCGCGAGGGCGAGCCGCCCGATGATGGCCGCTGGGTGAACATCTATCAGGAAGTCTTGCATGATGCTCTGAGTCACCTGGAATATGCCACCGCTGATGTGGTCTCGAACCGGATCATGTGTCATGTCGAGGACGAGCGTCGCAAGGCGAAGACCAAGCCTGGGGAGATCGTCTTCGTGTTCAAGAGTGGGGCGCGATACCGGTTCGTGGAGGCGGATCCGAAGTGACCACGGTGGAGATCCAAGAGCCGAAGGAGTGGGTTCGGTCGGCCGTGTCGGGGGACCTCGGTTTCTTGATCCAGAAGGACGGGGTGACCTTCGTTCGGCTCGACCGGCCCCAGCAGAACGTGGACCGGATCTACCGTGAACAAGACTGGGTGAAGGAGAGCAGCCCCAAGTGGCTCTCGCTGCATCAGCGGGCTTCGGTGGCCTACGCCGCCGACTGCAAGCTTCGAGACGTACTTGGTTCGAGGGATCCGGGCCGTAAGGACTGGTCGCTGCTTTCGCACGAGGAGCGCGCCCAATGGATGAACGGGCCCAAGGTAAGCGGCATTCGGCGGTGGGTGTGGGAGGCGATCATGGAGGCGACCCTTGAAGGCTAAGTGCTCCCCCGCTGTTGCGGCCCCGTCGGGCGACGACAAGACCCCTTGGACCTCGAGTCTGTGGGTGGTTATAACGCGCGTTCGCGACGCCCTGAACGAGCAGGTGGCTGGGGAGTGGATCTACCCCTTCGGCCTCGGCGGGGTGGTCGTGGGGACGCCGACTGGCGCTTACGACCAATTCGACGTTGTCTCCACGTCGGGCCTGGTGGCGATGGTGTGGGACCCGTCGTGTGTCGGCAAGGAAATGACCCTGTGGTGGGAACTGCTGGCGGACGTTCTTCCCGGTAGTGGTCCGGTGGGGGCAGAGGCCACCTTCCAGCTTCAAAGGAATAGCGTGGACGTGCCCGGGGCCGACATGTCCGCAGTTGCTGGCGGGCCAACCACCCTCGAAATGGTTCTGGACGTAGCCGACATGGGCAACGCGCCGGCGCTGTTCACGGTGACGGCCAAGCTCTCGTCGGCCGCCGGCACCGAGCAGCCAATCATCTACCGTTCAGTGTTCAGGGTCACCGCGTGAAGGTAGAGAAGCTTGCCAGCGTCTACAAGCCTTCCAGGTGGGGGGAAATCTACCACAATATCGAGGGGGTAGACGAACTGCTTGGGGCTGGGTCGGCGGGGCCCGGCAAGAGCTTCGTGCTCCTGATGGATCCGATCTACCAGATCGTGGGCGAGGTAGAGAGGCAGCGCAACCCGAGCCATCCCTTCTATCTTGGCAACCGGCCGTCTCGCGGCAACGCGCTGCACCTTCGTCGCACGAAGACGATGCTTGACCAGACGCTCTCGCGGGCCCGGGAGATTTTCCCGATCATTGATCCCGGGGTGAAGTTTTCGGCTTCGCCCAACATGGTCTTTGTGTTTTCGTGCGGGTACCGCTACCAGTTCGACCATTGCCGAGACCCCGACGACTGGGCGAAGTACCAGAGCAACGAGTATTGCCACATCGGGTTTGACGAGCTGGTGCAGTTCACCGAGAACCAGTTCGATCAGATCACCACACGGTGCCGAAGCTCGGACCCCTGGCTACGCAAGCAGCTCAAGATCCGCGCCATGTCAAACCCGATGATGATGTGGGACGACTCATCCGAGAGCTTCACGCAGAATGACCCCTTGTGGGTGCGCAAGCGCTTCGTGGACAACGCCCCGGCGGGCAATGTCCTGTTCAAGCGGGAGCTGCGCAGGGCTGACGGCACGACGGCTGGCTTCAAGACGTGGATGTACTTGCCGGCGAAGCTCCACGACAACCCGGACCAGGGCTTCGTGGAAGCCTACGAGCGCCAGCTTCTGGGCCAGAAGCCCCATATTCGCAAGGCGCTGCTCGAGGGGGACTGGTACGTCACCGCCAACAGCTACTACGCCGACGTGTGGGTGCCATCGATCCACGTGATCGACCCCTTCAAGATTCCGTCGACTTGGCGCCGGTTCAGGAGTATGGACTGGGGTTTTAAGTGCCCTGGAACCGTTCTGTGGTGGGCGCTCGACGAAGACGGCAACATGTACTGTGTTCACGAGCTCACGTTCAAGGAGAAGACCACCGTGGACGTGGCCGGGCTCATCAAGAGCGTTGAGGACGGCATGGGGCTCTGGAGGGGCAAGCGAAGCATCCTGACCGGGCCGGCCGACACGCAGCTCTGGGAGGAGCGAGGGGGCACCGGGCAGACCAAGGCCCAGGAGTTCGCGGCCAGCGGGGTTCACTGGGCACCGGCCGACAAGACGCGGCGGCACCGGAACGCCGAGCTCCTGGTGAAGCGACTCCAGGACCACGACGCGGGGACCAAGGCGCCCGGCATCGCGTTCTTCAAGAAGTGCGTGAACACCGTTCGCACCCTGCCGGCGATTCCGGCGGACCCGGGCGATCCGAACGTGCCACGAGACGGTGGCGAGGACCATTGGCATGACGCGGTGCTGTACGCTTGCGCCTACGCGTCGCGGGCTGGGCGGGGCGTGCGGCCCGAGGACCTTGACGAAGAAGGCGAGACCAAATCCAGGAGCTCCGGGCCGAGCCGGGGTGTCTACGGGTACGGAGAGCAGGTGTAACCATGATGCTTCCAGAGATGGCCGAGGGCGTGATCATTGATACGGGCGAACCGGAGGAGGAGCCCGAAGATGCTGGGCTCATCTATGACGACTCGAGCCCCAACCTGGTGAAGGATCTCCTGGCCCAGGACGAGGGGGAGGCGGCGGTCAAGAAGATTGCCGAGCAGATCGTCAAGGACTTCGACCGGGAATGGTCCGCAACCGAGGACTACCGGGACCAGCAGGCCAAGAACTGGAAGATTTTCAGCGGCGACCTGCCCCCCAAGAGCTGGCCGTTCCAGCACTGCGCCAACGCGCATGTTCCGATCATGCTGGAGAACGTCACGCGGCTGGCGTTCCGCATGTACAAGGAAATCTTCGGGGACTGGTCCAACGTCTTCTCGGTGACCCCGGTGGGGCCCGACGATGAGGACGCGGCCCACGTTCTGAGCAAGCACGGCAACTGGCAGGTGCAGACGCAGATTACCGACTTCAAGCGGCAGCATCACCGTGGGGTGCTGATGTTCTTGGTCCAGGGGTCGGCCCGGAGCCACTCGTTCTACGACGACCGGCGCCGGCGGAACTGCCACGAGTTCCTGACCCCTGACGAGATCGTGGTGCCCTACACCAGCGTGTCGGTGGAGCCCGACTATTCGGACGTGCCGTGGATCATCAAGATCCTGAAGCTTCAGCGGCACGAGCTCCAGGCCCACATCGGGGACTGGGATGGCGTGGAAGAGCTGCTCGAGGACGAGAACGGGCCCTCCGAGGACTCGGAGCTTGAGCCCAAGCTCGAGCAGGCCGTGGCCGAGACGCAGGGGATTGACATCCCGTTGCCATCCAAGCGGGGACCCTTCAAGGTGCTCTGGTTCGAGGGGTGGATGGAGCTTCCGGGGGAGAAGCTGGAGCGCTACGTGCGGGCCATCGTGGAGCACAGCAAAAAGAAGCTGATGCTCCTGACCGTGATCGAGATGGACGACCCGCTAGACCGGGCCCGGTTCGAGAAGCAGGCGCAGGACCTTTCCGACTACCGGCAGGCCATGGCGCAGCGCGCCCAGCTCGAGCAGCGGTTCCAGGGGTTGCAGCAGCAGCTAGCGATGATGCCCGAGCCCGGTCTGGCCATGCAGGCGGAGCAGATGGGCGCGGCATTGCAGCAGCCCCCGCCTGAGCCCCCGGCGTGGACCGCTGGGAGGGCGCAGGACCCGGCGCTGACTCCGGAGCCAGTTCGGCGGGTGCCCATGCATTCCTTCGCGCACGCGGTGTGCATCGAGCCCCTGGTGGGCAACCTTGGTCTGTCCTACGGGCAGATTCAGGCGGACTTCAACCGCGCGGCCAACGTGGCCCTTTCGCAGTTCGTGGACGCCGCCACGGTGGGCAACGTGCCCCCGATCTTCATCGATGGGAACGTGACCATCGACGACGAGCAGGCCGCCTACTCGCCCGGGAAGCTGATCCGGGTGAAGAACACCACGGCGGCAGAGCTTGACAAGTCGTTCTTCCAGCCAAGGACGCAGCCGGGCAATCCGCAGCTCATGGACCTGGTGGGGCGCATGTACGAGGCTGCGCAGGCCAGCATGCAGAGCCCCAACGTGCTCTCGGGGCAGGCCGGCAAGAGCGGCGAGACGTTCCGGGGCATCGCCACACGGGTGGAGCAGGCCACGCAGCAGCTCTCGGTCATTGCCCAGAAATACACGGACGTACTGACGCAGCAGCTCAAGTACAACGCCCGGCTCAATTCGATCTTCCTGCCCGACGAAGAGCTGATCATGCTGGAAAACCACATGGTTGGGACGTTCGAGGCTCTGAAGATCGGGCGCAAGCTCTACGACCGGCCCTACAGCTTCAAGCTCAACAGCGACCTGAGCTTCACTTCGCAGCAGCAGCGGGTGGTGGAGAGCGACGAGCTGTTGATGATGGCCGGGCAGCTTCCGCCGCTTCAGGTGAACAACGCGCTGATCTACGCCCTGGTGCGGCGGAGCTTCGCCGCGCGGGGCCGGTATGACCTGGTGCCGTTGCTGGGGCCACCGCCGCCTCCGCCTCCGGTCTTCGGGGCTCCCGACATGGCCCAGATTCAGCAGCAACAGCAGGCCGCGGCTGCGGCTGCGGCGATGGGTGGCCCGCCCGGAGCGCCCCCAGGTCCTTCCGGTGGTCCGCCTGGCCCTCCCGGGGCTCCCCCGGGGCCTCCGGGTGAAGGTCCGCCCCCCGGTCCACCGCAGGGCCCGCCGCCAGAGCAGGGGCCTCCGGCTGAAGGGGGTGGGGAATGAACGACGACGACCAGGAGCTTCAGGAAGAGGCGTTTGCGCTGGGCCAGAACCTGGCCTTTCGGCGCAGGGTCGCTGCGCTCGAGCAGCACGTAGCGGAGCTGGCAAAGATTCTGACTCGGCGCGCTCTGGGGTCCACTGACCCCGAGATGGTCAAGCTTGGTGCTAGGATTCATGCCGTGAGAGCGGCGATTGCAAGCATGAAAGGCGAAGAAAATGGAGATCGGGAAGAGTAACGTTTCCGAACTGTTTGACGTTGGGACCGAGGGGGGACGAATCGCAGCAGATGCGGCGCGCTCCCTGTCGGAAGCCATCGCGAAGCGCGTTTCGCCGCCTGGTGGTCTACCGGGCGTGTCGGGGCGGTATCCGCTGCTTGAGCAGCGCCGGCTCGAGCATGGCATCCCGGACTCGGCCATGGCGATCCGGGCGGTGTTCGACCGGATCTATGTGTTCCAGGTCCCGGACGAGGTGGAGAAGAGCCTGGCGGCCGGGCGGATCATCATGACGGACGTCAAGAAGGCAATCGAGCTTCAGTCTACGCCCCGCGGGATCATCGTGTCGGCCGGCCTGAACGCGCTGGACGTCATGTGGTCCCACGGGATCGATGTGGGGTCGATTGTGAGGCTTCAGCGGCTGGCGCCGTTTCACATGCGCTACGACGTGATCGACATGAAGGAGCAGTATCTGTTGGTGATGCGAATTGGCGACATCACCGGGTGCGAAGACAACTGCGCGGCCCCGGAGGGGGTGGTGCAGCCAGACGGTACGACGAGGTTCGTTCTACCTGGGCGCGGGCACGGCAAGAAGAGCCTGCCCGACATCGCCGAGGACTACTGAAGGGTGAGACCATGGCAACCAAGAAGCGCGAGATCGTGACAGACAACGACACCCCCGAAGAGCCCGGCGACGCCGAGGTCAGGGAGGTGGGCGTTCAGGTGAACCTGGAGCCGGAGCCGGAGGATGGCGATGAGGACGAGCTCGAGGAGCCAGAGCCTCGGCGGCCCGAGAACGAAGAGCAGCGGGAGAGCCGGAACGAGAAGAGGCGCAACCGCTACCGGGAGAACGTGGAGAAGCGGATCGCCGCCGAGGAGCGCGCCAGGCTGCTCGAGGCGCAGCTTGCAGAGCGGTCCGCGGCCATATCGGCCCCGCAGGTGGACCCGCGCCAGGCTCACGTGGCCGCTCTGCTAGATCGCCAGCGGGACCTGTGGCAGCGCAAGGAGTCGCTGACTCGGGACATGGAGATGTCCAGGCAGGCGGGGCAGCTCGAGGCCCGCGCTGGCGAGTTCCGGACGGCCGCGGAGCGGCTGGACATCGAAGAGAAGGCCTTGGGGTGGCAGATTGGGCAGGCCATCAACGCGCCGAGCCCTGGAGAGCAGCTCGCGGCGCACTTCGCGCCGCAGTACCCCCGGGTGTTCGAGAGCCGGCCGGCGTTCGCCTACGCTCGAGCGGTCTGGGAGAGGATGACCCACGAGGGCCACCCCGACAACGTGGAGACCATCCGGGCCTCGCTGGAGGCGGCCCAGAACGAGTTCTTTGGTGGCAGCGGGAGGCAGAGCAGCATGCGAAGCAAGAGTACCGGGATCCGGGCTGGTTCGGGCGGCAGCGCGGGCGGATCGCGCGTGGTGTGGCTAAGCAAGGACGAGAAGCACATCGCGCTAGCCCGCTACCCAGACGTTTCCCCCGAGGAGGCGTACAAGCGCTTCGCTCGGGAGATCAAGCCGAAGATCGAGCAGGACGGGGGCTAGGGCCCCCAGGCGAATTTTCTTGACTCGGGCGGGGGGTTGGGGCCATAGTGTTTTACACTACGGCTGCACGTGGGTGCCAAACGTGTGAGTCGGACGGCGCAACCGGGGCCCGCCGGGGCGTCTGATGTTCAGGGAAGCTGGTCGACTGCCTTTCGGCCGAGAAAGGCAGTGACACATGGACATCGACGTTACACCGAAGAAGACCCGCAGGGAAGACCCGCCGAAGATTGGTGCCGTGGAGGGCATTTGCCCGTGGTTCCAGATCCGCAACCCGGACCCTGGGAAGCGGTACGTCTGGGCAAACGGAGCAGCCGCAGAGGACATCGGCGGCCCGGACTACTACTCGGCAATCGGCTACGAGCCGGTGAAGTTTTCCGACCGTGGGCCGAGGCCCGGGGCATACGGCTCCAAGCTTCGGGACGGGGACCCCGTGATGATTCGGGGCTACCTGCTCATGCAGATCGACGCGGAGCAGTACGCGGCGATTGAGGAGCGGGGGGTTGACGGTGTGACCGGCAAGCGTCACGCGCGGGAGATTCGGGACAAGATCGTCTCGAAGAAAGACGCGCGGGGACTGTTTGGCATGCATGGTATTTCGTCCCGGTACGTCGCCGAGGTCGAAAACTCCACAACCCAAGAGGAACCGTCGAGATGAACAACGCGGGAATGTACGGCTTCCGGTTCGTGCGGGCCCCCAACGGCGGGGATACCCCGAACGTGCTTCGGAAGCGCATCGCATCGGCCTACCGGCCGAACCTGATCACGGCCGGGCCCGTGAACAATTACGTCCACCTGAACATCGGTGATCCTGTCGTGCTGGCAGCCGATGGGTGCATCAACATCGCCCAGTGCGCTCTGTGTGCCACCCCCTCAACGAGCATCTTCGGGATCGTGATGGGGTTCGAGCCGCTCTACAACGCCACCAAGGGCGTGATGGAGCCGGCGAGCAAGTATCCCTCGGCGGGCATCACCTACTCGACCAACTACAACCGGGCCAGTTGGGCCCTGGTGTGCCCGGTCGAGGACGGCGTGATCTTCAGCGCAGCGTGTGACGATGCCTCCACGTTCACCACGTGGGCGACCTACGAAACCGCGGTGCACGAGAACGTAGACTTTTCGACAGACTACGCCAACGCCAACGGGGACTGCACCCCGAAGCTCGACATCTCGACTCACGCAACCACGAACACGCTGATCTGGACCATCGTAGGGATCGACCCGACGATGGACAATCGCGACTTCTCCGGGACCGGTGTTCGGCTCCTGGTTCGATGCAACCTGCCGCAGCCCTCTACCACCGGTGTGTAAGGAGAACTGACCATGGCTGGCGAAGTCTTCACTGCAACGATTGTCAATACGCTCAAGGCAACTCTCGAGGACGTGATCAAGGACTCCCCCGGGCGGGGGGATACCGACTTCGAGAAGTGGTGCGACATGAAGACCATGAAGGACCAGTACGTTGATGTCCTTCAGTTCGGTGGTCCTGGCCTCGCCGCAGAAAAGGGCGAAGGCGAGGAGACCGAGACCGTGAGTGTGAAGGAAGGGTACCTGACCCGGTTCTTCGCTCGCACGTTCGCGGCCCGCATGCTCATCACCGAAGAGGCTGTCGAAGACTGCAAGTATGACGAGGTGCTGAACGCCGGCGGCATGCTCTCCAGAAGCATCTGGAAGACCGCCGACATCGACGCCACGAACATGCTGGTCTTCGCGACCGACACCACCTACACCGGCGGTGACGGCCTGAGCCTGGCCAACTCCGCGCACACCCTGCCCCACGGCGGCACCTACTCCAACACCCTCGCGGTCCCCATGGCTCCGGGCAAGACGGCGGTGGTCACAATGACCTCGCTCATCAAGAAGTTGCCGGCGCTGGATGGTACCATCGAGGGCTACATGCCGAAGCGGGTGCTGTGTCCCACCGAACAGTGGTACGTGTGGAAGATCTGGACGAAGAGCGAGATGGCCCCCGAGGCCGGCAACTTCGCCGAGATCAACGTGGTCAAGGATCTGGGGCTCGAGGTCGTCCCCCTCAAGCACTGGAGCAACACCACGACCAACTGGGCCATGCAGACCACCTGCCCCAACGGGCTCCAGTTCCGGTTCCGTGTCCGCCCCCAGCCCCGGAGCTGGGTCGACAAGAACCGTGGGGTCTTCCAGCACGCGGTGCGTGCTCGGTGGGCCAAGGGCTGGAGTGACCCCCGGTCGCTCTACTTCAGCAACGCATAAGGGGAAACAATGGCGAACCCTCCCTCTGATCTGGCGTTCTTCAGCTCCGAGTTCGGCATCGTGACGCCGTTCGGTACCCTGCTCCCCCCGGGCGGGCGCCTGGCGGCTTTCGTCCGAGCGACGGCTGTGGACGCTGACCCGCCCTACATCGAGGAGAACCGGGTCACCACTCTGGCCGAGGCGATGAAGCGTTGCCGTACCGTCGGCGACACGATCATTGTCCTGCCGGGGCATACCGAAAGCGTGGCTGACGCCACTTCGTTCAACGCCAACCTGGTGGCCGGAACCCGCATCATTGGTGTGGGGACCGGCTCCAAGATGCCGACCTTCTCCTGGACCGCCACGGCTGGTAGCTGGGTAGTCGACGAGAACGACGTTGTGATCATGGGGCTCCGGCTTCATGCTGACGGCGCCAACGGCATCACGAAGGCGATCAGCGTGACCGGGGCTGACTTCACGTTCATACACAATGACGTGAGCGTGGCGGCCGGCGCCGCGCTGAAGTCTACCATCGTGATGGAGATCGGCGCAGCGGCGCACCGGGCGAACATCTCGAACAACAGGTTCCGGGGAACGGCAACCCACAACGTCACGCAGGGAATCAGCGTGGCGGGTGCGGCTTCCGATGTCCGGATCTGCGACAACGAGATGGTGGCGTCGGCGACGGCGGCAAACGGGCTCATCAACGTGAGCGCCGCGGCGCTCGGGCTGGTGATCCTGCGAAACATCATCGCCAACACCATGACCTCCTCGACGGCCTGCATTGCCTTCGGGAACGTCGCCTGCACCGGCGTCTGTGCCTACAACGCCCTATCGACGCTCAACGACGGCACGGCGGCGGCACAGGGCGTGACGTTCGGCGCCGCCGCTCTGATCCGAGCGGTCGAAAACTACTCCTGCGACGAACCCAAGAAGAGCGGCGCCCTGGCGCCGGCTGCCTGCGCCACCTAACGGCTGCCTGAGGTTCCATGTGGACCGACGGCGGCTGGAAGTGGCCAAAGGACGCCCCGCGCGGAGACTATCCGGAGCTGTGCGACATCTGTGGAATCAGGTGGCGCCGGTCGAGAATGGACAGGAACCGCGCGGGGCAGCTCTGCTGCCCCGACTGCATCAAGGGCAGGGACGATGTGGCGCTTGACGAGGAGAACCGGGCCCTGACGCCCAGGGCTCGGCCTCCGGTGAGGTGGCCGTGACCGCATCCAGCAACCGGCAGTGGAACCCGACGGTTCGGGACGTCATCATCTCGGCATACCAGGTTGCCGGGCTGATGAACGAAGGCTCGGTGCTCTCGGCGCCGAGGCTAGCCGCGGCCAAGCTCGCCCTGAACTCGCTGCTCAAGCTCATGTCGGCGGACGGGCTGCCCAACCGTCACGTGGTCTTCGAGAACCTGACGGTGACAGCGGGGACGGCGAACTACGAGCTCGGCGGCGATACGGTGGACGTGATCGGCTCTGCGGTCTGGATCAACGAGGGCGTGGACCCGGAGCAGCCGAGCAACCAGACCCCGGTGGAGCAGGTGTCGCTTGACGTGTGGCACCAGACGAACACGAAGAGCGCCGAGGGCGTGCCCAACCGGTTCTGGCTCAACCGGTCGGGTGAGACGCTGAGCGTGACCCTGTGGCCGATCCCTACCGGCAACGGGACGTTTCGCTACAAGTGCCGGCGGTTCATCTCGGACGTCAATGACGACTCGGCAACGCTCGACCTCGAACGCTACTGGGTTGAGCCGGTGATTCTGAGGCTGGCGCACCGGCTGGCCATGATGGCGAGCATGCCCATCGGCACGCTTCAGTATCTTGACCTCCAGGCTCGAGGTGCGGCGGCGGCGGCCCGTAGCGCATCGAGCGACCACCAGAGCGTTACGCCGCGCGTCGACCACCGCACGGGATGGGAGAACCGATGACCACTTATTGCAGCAACGGGCTCGGGTACTCGCTTGGTGCCTACCTGACGACGTGCAAACCGCTCGCCTACACCGGGACGGTCTACTACGTGAGCAGCGTTACCGGATCCTCGCTCAACTCGGGGCTTAGTCCAGAGCTTGCCAAGTCCACGCTGAACGGCTCATCTGGCGCCGTTGCCGCAGCATCGGCGGGTGACACCATCGTTTTGATGGGGGGGCACACCGAGACTATATCGGCAGCACTGGCGCTCAACAAGCAGCTCACCATCCTGGGCACCGGCTGGTCGAACGGTAAGCCCGGGGTGACGCTCAACATCACCTACCAGACCGGGGCGGCCATCGCCATATCGGCGGCAAATGTGCGGCTCGAGAACATCTACATCCCGCACCCAAGCCCCGCCGTGGCCCACACCTACGCCGAGATTTCGGTGGGGGCGGCCGGGGCCCGAATTGCCGGCGTGTACTTCGAGCTAAGCCGCAAGTCGGCATCAACTCAGGGCCCGGCAATCGACCTGGCAGCGGGCGGCGACTACTGCACTATTGAGAACTGCTTTTTCGTCTCGGAGCCAACCGACCCGACCAATCGGTGTGACCCGGCCCTGACCGATTCGGCGGCGGTGACGGGGCTGCGGGTTTCCGGTTGCACGTTCGACGGCAACGTGTACGGATGGCGGAACTACGTGGTGAACCTGGGGACCACTACGAATCTCATCTTCGAGAACGTGTCCCTTCTGAGGGGCAGCGACATCCTGCTGACTAGCTGCACCGGGATCGTCAACTTCAGCTCGAGCACCGGCGAAAGCCGGGTGGTGTGGTGACATGCAGCTTCTAGGCGCACTGATGGCGGGGATTGCCGGCGCGAGCGCTGGCACGGCGAAGCTCTACCTGCGGGGCACCACGACCCCCGCCCCCTGGTGGGGAGACTTCGAGGCCTCGGACTCCAAGCCGGCCGGGACCACGGTAGCGCTGGACGGCTTCGGGCGCTGCGAGGTCTACGTCGCGGACATCGTGGATGTGCAGGTGTTCACCGCGGACGGGACCCTGCTGTGCACGTTCACCGGCGGAAGCTACGACCAGACGGTGGAAGTCATCTCCCCCTCGTTCGGCGGGGCGGACTACGAGACCGGGGTTCCTGACTACAACAAGCCCACCACGCTAGGCGCGGTGCTGGACCGGTGGCTTACCAGCGCCGGGGCGCCAGACTTCCAGGTGATGGTTGGCGGGGTGGCGCGCGACCTGGACGACGCCTGCGACCCGCCCGACCGGTGGATCTATAACGCTCGCTCGGTGCGGTTCGGCGCGAAGGGTGACGATGCGACCGACGACGCCACGGCTATCCAGGCTGCCATCACAGCCGCGAGCGCCAACGGTGGGGGCACCGTTGTTCTGCCCCCTGGCAGCTACCGCATCGGCACGGCACTACAGCTTCCCGGCACGGTGAACCTGGTGGGCGCGGGGCCCGGCGTGACGCTGCTCAAGATGACGCACGCAACCCGCAACATCGTTGAGCTGTCGGCAAACTCGACGGGCACCTATCAGCTCATCGAGGGGATCGCCTTCCAGGCGACAGCGCCCAACACCGGGCGAGTCTTGTTCGCCAAGACCAACGTGGTCGCGAAGCTGCTCGTCAGGAACTGCAACCTCTCCCACCTGAACCTTCAGGTTCCTGGTACCACCGGCTCGCTGGTGGGGGAGACCACATCGGTGGCGAGTCACTGGCGGTTCGACGAGTGCTCGTTCGTCCAGGCGGTCGATTCGCAGACGTTCGTTTCCGTGGTCAACGCGGCGGCGGTTCTGGAGCTTACCGGGTGCTACGCGGCGGATCGCCCCGGGTGCACGTCGGTTTGGGCGTTCCGGTGTGGTGGGCTCACCGTCGCCCGGGGGTGCGTCTTCGATGGCTCGCAGCACAACGCGGGCAACATCCTCGGGTGGATTCACGCTTCCGCAAACGATTGCCAAGCAACGGTCGTGGGCAACGTGTTCTTGACCAACGCAACGATCAAGAACTTCGTCTTCTATTCTCTTTATGGGAGCACGTTCACCGGTCGAAGCCTGCACACGTCGGGAAACACGTTGCCCAACGGCATGGCGCTCGGCTTCGGTAGCGCGGTGAACATTTCGTCCGCCAACTCGGACATGAGTTGCAACGAGCGGGACCACAAGATCGCGTTTTCTTCGGTTGCTGTGGGTGGCGGAGTGAGCATCGTCACCGGAACGTTTGGATTGTGGTTCGTTACCGTGACCGGTGTAACCGGCAACGTTAACCTGGACACCACCATGGCAGGAGCTCCGGGTGGTCCCCTCGAGACAACCGGCCCGGTTGGAAGCAAGCTTACCGTCTACGTCTACAACACGGCATCGGGCAACGCGACGATCATCTTTGGCACGTCCAACTTCCGCTCGCAGGGCGGCGCGGGGGGGACGGCGGTTGCGACTGGCGTTCGACGCGTTTTCCAGTTCGTTCTGATGGATGAGGGCGGCGGGACTGTGCGCTGGACGCAGGTAGCCTCGTCGGTGGTGGTGACGTAATGCCGAGGGCGCGTCTACAGTTCGCGCCGGCTCAGGAAAGCGCCTTCGACCAGCTTGCCGGGGCCGCGCCCATGGCAATGAACGTTGTTGTGGACGGTAAGGGAACCGTTCGCCGCCGTCCCGGCCTGGCCACCACTTCGTTTGCCCCGGCGACAACCGTGGACGCATCCGGGCTTCGTGGGATCCACGTGGCCGAGTCTGGATCGGCCTTCGTCTTCGGGGGCTCCGGAAAAATCTGGAAGGTCACCGGCGGGAGCGCCGCGCACGTCAACGCGGACGCTCCCCTCCTGGGAGGGCTGCGCCCCGTCGTGACCGAAACAGAGGCGATCCTGGCCGTGGCGGACGGCGGGAACCCCGTCAAGTTCGAGTTCGCCACGGGGCTCTCGAGCCCGCTAGCCAACGCGCCCACCTGTACCCACATCGCGGGGCTTGCGAGTCGCCTGCTGGCAAATGACACCACATCCACGAACATCTGTCAGTTTTCCGACCTGGCGGCCGGCTCGAGCTTCGCCGGGCATGAGGTCTGGGGTGCCGGCAACGGGGATGCCGGATTCTTCGCGCCCGAGGCTCGCCCGGATGCCCTGGTCGCGGTCTACGAGAACGCGGGCTCCGTCTTCCTGTTCGGCAAGGGGTCGTTCCAGACGTTCGCCCCAGACGGGGCCCTCTACTTCGCTCCCCTTGGGACGCGCGAGGTGGGGTGCGTAGCCCCCTACTCGCCGTTGAAGGTTGAGCAGGGGATGGCGTGGCTTGACCAGTTCCGGCGGTTCGTCATCTCGGACGGGCAAGACGTGCAGCCCATCTCGGGGCCGATTCACCAGGACCTGCTGGCGCTGTCGAGCATCGAAGACTGCTTCGGGTTCCGCTACCGGGACGGGCGAGCCGATCTGTTGGTGTGGTCCTTTCCGGCCGAGGGCCGCACGTTCGCCTACCAACTCGGAGGCGGGTGGTGCCAGTGGTCACGCTGGAACGCCTCCACGCTGAACTGGTCCGCCCTGGGCGTCACCGGGTGCGCCTTCGCTCGGGACCTGGGCGACTATCTGGTCACCACGGGCGACGGCCTTGTGCTGTCGCTGTCGAGCGCGCACGCAACAGACGAGGGGAGTGCGATCAACTCCCACGTGATCACTGGCTATGAGTCGCACGAGAGCGACGCTGTGAAGCGCTGCATTGCGATTCGGTTGGCTTTGCGTCGCGGAGAGACGACGGGGACAAATGAGCCCCATGTGCTCGTGAAGTACCGGGACCAACCCGGTGACTGGAAGGATCAGATTTTGGTGTCGCTTGGCGCCCCCGGTGATCGGGAAGCTGTGGTAGAGTTGAGATCGCTTGGCACCTACCGCCGGCGTCAGTGGTGTTTCGAGTTTGCCGGCACAGAGGACCTGGTGCTGTTGTCGGCCGAAGAAGAATACGACGTGAGGTAACGATGTCCTGGTGGAACCCAATTGATCAGATCAGTGGCGCAGCCAATACCGCGTGGGGCGCCGCGACCAACCCCGTTGGCACGGCAACCGACATGTGGAACTCGGCGATCCCTGGAGCTGCGGGTGGCGGCGGTGGTGGCGGGCGAAACCCTCAGCGCAACTACGGCCAGGGGCAGAACTGGGCCAGTATCAACCAGTGGAATAACCGCGGCCAAGGTGGCGCCACGTCCGTTTCCCCCGACTACAACCCGAACGGCGGAAGCCCGTTCAGTCAGTTCGTGCGGAACCGGGGCCCCCAACCGTTGGGCGGCGGCGGCGGCGGCACCGGCTGGGGCGAGGCGATGCAGAACATGCTGAACCGCTCCCGTTTCAACAGCTACATGAGCGCGCTACAGCGATCCATGGGGCAGACCATGGCCCCGCCGAGGTTGCCGAGGGCTGCGCCGGCGCCATCGATTCCGATCTTGGGGCACAGGCATCCCGCCCCGGCTCCCGCCCCGGCTCCCGTGGCCCAGGCTTCCGTGGCTCCAGCCATGGCCTACCCCACTTTCTCGGCTCAGTACTGGGGAGGGGACCGCGCGCCGTCGTGGTAATGTGACATGGGCTGGTCGCTGCCATCGCTGCCTGGTTCCGGAAACTCGGGAAGTCTTCTCGGGACCGGAAACATGTCTGACTGGTGGAGCACCTACATGCAGAACATGGTTGGCAACTGGGCCGCCTCGCACCCCGATCAGGTGTCGCACGTCTCCGAGAGCCAGGCGAGGAACGAGGCCGAGTCGGCCGCTCGAAGGGAAGCCATGGGCAACTATCAGCCGCCACCCCCCAAGCCCCCAAGGCTCCCGAGTTCCGCATCTGCCAACGCGGGAGCAAGCATGACCAACGCCCCGGGAGGGTACGCCTCGTTCTGGCGCACCGCCTGGAAGGGCGATAACCCGTTCGCATGGTGACTGTACGGTGAGAGCATCGGCGGGGGCGACATGTTCGAGCAGGTACTGAACCCGGACGTTTACTCCACGACGGGGAACACGTTCGAGAACCCGGCAGCATACCTGCCGGGCACTCAGAGGAACACAGACTATATGCAAGATGCCTACACCGAAACGAGGAGCGATCAGCTTGAGCGCTCGCTGCGTCTTGCCGATGAGGCCAACTGGCCGATGAGCCCGGAAAGGCGGAAGGAAGTCGAGGGTGAGTTGGAGGCTCTGGGGTATCAGCAACAGATGCGTAATCAAGCGCGCAGGGCCAGGTGAACCATGCCTTGGCAGCTAAGAGATCCAGTGCCGCGCCCTTGGGGCTTCGGCGGGTACTCCACTACGGGGCTCCCCAACAACCCGGCCGACCCGATGGCGGGGAATCGCGGGCAGACCGCGCAGGGAACCACGGTGGCCCCGCAGGGGTGGG